AACACTGCTTAAATTTGCACTTGAAAGAGAGTCAGATAAAAATGAAGTTTCAGCAGCACTTAGATAAACTTGATAAGTAGATGGTAACCCTAACGTATTACCATTATCACCTATCTTACCTATGTAAGGAGACTTAAAAACAAAAGTTCTTTGAAATTCACTGTAAATTAGTTTATTACTTGAATCACTCTTAACATTAAATTTTTGTCCGAATCTTTTCATTATGATTGGTTTAACTCAAATGCTTCAATTTCATTTTGAGTAGCTGAAACGGTTACTGTTTCGGTTATAGCAGATAAGCCTGATAACTGGGTTCTTAAAGTTGGGTAATTATCTAATGTTAATACTGTTCCTGTATTTTCAGTTCCACTTACTGAATAGAAATTAGAATTAACAACGTATATATTATCAACAGCATTTTGAGCAGCAGGAAATATCCAACCTTTTATAGTAAATGTTGTATCAGCTGTTACTCTTGCTTTGTCTGAAGCGTTAAGTTCTATGGGGTAACTCATATTAATGTTACCGCTCCATAAAACTTCACTTCTTATTTCTTGCTTTTGAGATAAATCAGATAAACCTGCTGGAACTGGCCAGCTTATAATAATATATGGATTATTATAAGGAATAAAATTAGATAAGATTTGATCCATATCTAACTGATATCTAGTAATAATAGAAAAATTAATATCAATGTTTACTGGCGTAGGGGCATTATACTTACTACTTACATTTTCATTACCGAAATAAAAACTATTAACATCTGGTAACTTGTTAAAAACTCTTTCATTATCTCTTGTAATACTTGCTACATTAATAGTTACTACCGGTAAAGTAATTGTTTTTGCTTTATTTATAATATCATAAAGTACGCGTTGTTTAGGAGCATAAAGATATCTAACAAAAATTCTATCTTTTTGCTCTCTATTCTTATTATACCTTCCTATTACAATACTATCGAATGCATTAGCAAACTGTATAATAAGATCTTGTATTTCGAAGTATGTTGACTTCCAGCGCATTGAAAATATTTATTCATTTCAACCGCTCAATGAAATGTTTAGGTAACTTATCTTTGTTATCTAATAGAAGTTTTCTAGCTTTACCGTCAATTACATACGTTACTGAATAGTCAGCTTTAGATCTAGTGCATCTACCGGTAGTTTGAATAAATGCACTTAACGTCTTTTGTTGATACCAATCAGGATCTAACTCGGCCATCTTTTTAATACGTTTATTACCAAGAGGTGGGTATGGCGTCTTAACTATAATCTGAAACCTACCTTTATCTCCATTTAAATCGGTACCAAATGATAGTGACGGTGATACTAATACAGTAGGTTTATTAGTTGAATAATGATCATCTAATAATTTTTCATTATTTGACTCAATATCTCTAAAAAGAAATCTATCACCCTTAAGTTTAGATTGAAGATATTTGCAAATATCTAATGAGTGTGTATGTATAATACCTTTTTCATTCGGATGGTTATCGCATAACAACTGACAATATCTTGCTATCTTTGGTAAATTCTTTTCTAAATTTTTATAATTTAATACCGGTTCTGTCATCAAATGAATAGGTGACTTATTAGGATCGAAAGCTGACGGTGTTTCAATATATTTGTACCTTTTAATACCTAACGTCTTAGCATAAGATGCGTGATCAGTAATAGTTGCTGACATTAATAAAATATTATCACCATAATCAAACAAACTACTTGCTAAATTATTAACTTTTAATGGGGTAAAATTAACACCGTTCTTTGTAAAGTCTACTATATACTCACATTTATGCCAAGTCTGTTCAACAGTTGTAAGATTACCATGTAAATTACGTAGATATTTCAATCTAGCAGCTTCGGGTTGTGATAGTGTTATAACTTTATTATTATTTCTACTCGTAAGGGATTCAATAGTCTCCGTTATATTAAAAATAAGATTAGATAACCACCTGTACTGAACATCATACTTATCAGATTTTAAAATTGTATGTTCAACATTATTAAGATTAAGTCTAGTGTAGTCAATATGAGCACTAAACCGTCTTACTAATTCTTCTTCGAGTTCAGATGCCTCGTCACAAATTAAAAAGTTTTTACGTTTAACATGACCGGGTAAACTCAAAAACATTTTATAGTTAAGAACCGAAAACTGACTAGTTAAAGCGTTATTACGATTTGTATAATAGTTACAACAACCTTTACCCCAACATTCTTGCTTAAGATTTTTAGTATATGTACAAGGTGCAGTGTCAGCATCAAAAGAATCATCTATATCACAAAGATAATTTTGTTTACCTTTAAGAACGTCAATATCATCAAAAAGTTTTTTATACTGATCTTGTAGCTGTTTAGTTATTGTAAGAGCAAATGTACCAAAAGAAGGCTCAGATAGACATTCAGCTTCATTAGTATAATTACCTGCAAAATCTTGAGCATATGCTGCATAAGAATTGATTAATTCTTTAAAAGCGGGAGTTGGTCTTGCACTAACATTACCTAGTGTTCTTGGTACAAAACTTTTACCGGTACCAGTCGGAGCTGATGCAATAACAAATCGATAACCATCATTGAAAGCTTTTTCAATTTCTTTGATTAGTTTAACTTGAGATTCAGATGGATTGTAACCATAAGGAAATTTACTCAGATATTTACTAAACATATATCATGAGTATATCTCATCTACTATAGAATCAAAGTCTGTTTTTTTAGTATTAAGTTGTACGTCTTGAATCTGATGTTCTGCAGCTGCTTTTAAGAAAGAAGGAGATGCATCCTTTAATGTACATGGACACATGTTGTAATGATCTGTTTTAAGATCTTTACCGATATAACCTTTACCTAAACATTTCTTACAATTTGATTTAGGCATGTTAGTAATTTCGAGTTGGCCACAATCTAGATTTTTTGTATATTTTTCATCTAGTTCGTATATAACTCCGCTAAAAACGCTAAAATATTTTTTCATACAATTTTCATTACCATCTGAACATCAAAAAATTTTGAGTTCTTTTTTGGTTTAAAGTTTTTTGCCTTTACAAATTTAGTAAGGTCATTATGAGTAAGAGTCTCTATTCTGTAATCAAAAAGAATGTGTTTCTTTTTTGTTGTTAACTCATAAGGATATGGAATTTCAAATGTTTTAATACCACCTTTTTGTATTTCTAATTGAAAGCAAATAAAAAAGTCTTTTATAGCAATATTAATAAGTTTGCCTTTTTTAATTACCTTTTCGTTAATTACAAAATTAACATTATTCAAAAAGAAATTTTTAAAGTTCTGTTCAACCTCCTCTATAACTTTGATTATCATGTGTTCTGGAAATTAAGTTTTTGTTCTGCAGTCAACGTTTGTAGATTTTCTGTAAAATATTTCCAAAACTCTTCATTAGCAGGAATTGTTCTAATTAAATCTACCGGTTGGTTACAGTTAACTTGTCTATAATCTTGCATAAAAATATCCCATGTTATAATAAGATCTTTTATTGCAGGATTATAATTTGGTAGTCTAGAAGTGGGTCTATAGTTTAAAGTTAATCTGCCGTTTTCACTATTTAGTAAAGTAAAACTATTAGTGCAGAGCATTCGTCTTATTAGCGGTTTACCCGGCACTGGATAACGTCTGTTAAATTTTATTTCACAGACATTATCCTTTAAAATAGTTATAAGTTGACTTCTACTAACTAGCATTTGGTTTTACAATACCGAAAATTCTTGCTTCATTTAAAAAGATACCCTTTTTAACTTTACCAATACCATCAACATCAATATTGTTAATAGGAATACCTAAGTTGTTAGGAAACATAACATGGCATCCAACTTCAACATATTCTGTTTTAGTACCTTTAAGTAATACTTCTCCAATACGCCATGCTTTAGTATCAGCATTAAGAGGTACCATAATACCATTCCTTAAAAGAGCTGTACCGTCTTCGTTTTCATCAACATATCGAACTAAAATAACATCCTCCATCAATGTTGATAAAGAAAACCCCATCAAGGTTGTATCAAAACCATGCGTGGGGTCGGATAAGTCAATTAGACTCTTTTTAGGAGCTAATAAGTCAATACTTTTTTCTGCCTTAGACATGTAAAGACTTATTAGCTTTACAATTTATTTCAATGCTGATTTTATTTTAGTTATATCTATTTTACCTGAGTCAAGATATTGTTCAACTTCACGTCTAGATATTTCAAAACGTTTGGCAAGAAACTTTACTATCTCATCAAAGTTATTGATATCTTTTCTTTTCTCTTTCTTGATATAATGAATACGACCAGGTGAACCTTTTGGTAGTATTTTAATCAGATAATCATACCACTCTCTCTTCGTATCAAATACGTTATAATGCTTGTTAGTGGTCTCATTAATAATCTGAGCATACTCAGGAGAGTACATACTCAACCACCTACAAACAATATAAGGAA